GATTATTTTTCTTATAATAGTATTGGAACCGATTTTGCTTACAATACAATAGCAAGTGGTTTTGGTGGGGATTCAGATACTTTCCAAAGAGGAAATATCATTGGAAACTATTTCCAAAACAATACTACTTTAGGTACATTTAGAGCAAACACAATTGGTATTTTTTGTGGAGGAAGTCCTGAAGAGGGAGAACATCCTAATACATTTGGAAATAATTTTACTGATAATAATATAGGAAATAATTTTGGTAGTAATATTATAGGAAATAATTTTGGTGGAAATACTATAGGAAATAATTTTAGAGCAAATACAATAGGAGATAATTTTGGAGATAATAGTATAAAAAATACTTTTTATGACAATATTATTATAGATGGTTTTCATAACAATAATATAGGATATAATTTTATAGGAAATACAATACAATATAGTTTTCAATATAATATTATAGGAAATGATTTTCAATATAATACTATTGGGAATAGTTTTTTTAATAATACTATAGCAAATAGTTTTAATAATAATACTATAGGAACTAATTGCCATGACAATATTATAGGAAATAATTTTTATAGTAATATTATTGGTATTAGTTGTCAATACAATAATATAGGTAGTGCAATAAATGGAATAACAACTATTGGCTTCTTTAATAGGAACAATATAAATTCTACTTGTATTGTAGGAGTAAACTTTACTACAGCTACCCATGTATATGCATCATATACTAAAACTATTAGTTTAAATAGCACAGGTACAGCATCAGTACTTTCATATATAAATGCAAGTAATGTGTCTGTAAATACAACAGTAACATCATAATGGACATAAGAAAGATATCAATTGGACCGGATTACAAGAGTGGTGCTATGCACTACATCGTTGGGCAGAAAGTGCTTGGCGAGAGTAATGAAATCCATTTGATAAAAAGAGACAAGGAAAGCTTGTCAATATTAATTTACATAATAAACAAAAAAGAAGAGGTGGTGCTTTGGAAAGAGTTCACCTCTACAGTACCTATTTCAATCGAATTTAATATAAATTACTAATGCGTTCACCATTCTATTTCATTGTCAAGCCAATGAAAGGCAGAAGGTATGACAACACAAAAGAGGTATCAGGAATTGAATTGATAACTAGCACATCTGAAGAAGACCATATGTTTTCTAATAGGTTTGCAGAAGTTATAGAAACACCATTAGGATATGATGGTCCTATTTCTATTTCTGATATATTGCTTGTCCACCACAATGCCTTTAAATTTTATAACGATATTAAGGGAAGACAAAAAAGTGGGAAAAGCTTTTTTAAGGACGACCTATTTTTTATCGAAGCAGACCAATTCTTTATGTACTACAGTAATAGTTGTTGGAATGCATATGATAAGTATTGTTTTGTTCAGCCAATTCCGGCTATAGATAGCTACATTAAGAAGCCATTTTTTGAGGAGCCATTGATGGGAATCATGAGGTATCCTAACAAGTATTTACTAAGCCAAGGGATAAATAAAGGAGACTTAGTCTGCTTTGCTCCTGACACAGAGTATGAGTTCACAGTAGAAGGAGAAAAACTTTATAGGATGTATGAACACCAAATAACAATTAAGTTATGAGCAGGGAAACAAAACTTAAAATAATAAAGGCAGGTCATAAGGCTGTTGAAGAACTTATAAAGGTTGCAGAGGAGTCTATCTTAAAACACAATGAAGTGGATGGAGATTTAGCTGCTGATAAATTAAAGAACGCTGCCATGACAAAGAAGTTGGCAATATTTGATGCGTTTGAAATACTTAACAGAATCGAATTAGAAGCAGAAAACCTTGATGCTATTGCAAAGGGGATAAACACAACAGATACAAAACAAGGGTTTGCAGAACGAAGGTCAAAACAATAAAGAACTCTACCGGTATGTAAAGAACTATATCCCAAACAATGTCTTGATAGCTAAAAACAAGGCAAAGACTTGGCTATATGGTTACAATGAAAAACATGACTGCGTAGTAATCTCAAAGACAGGAGAGATTGGAGACGTGATAAATATATCAGGTCTACATATAGCACTCCCAAAGACACCCGAAAAGTGTCTTCAAAGACACTCATCTAAAGCTGAACAGTATTGGGAAAGGGAACCTTTGCCTTCTGACTTAGCTAAAATATCATCTATATTCCAATGGAACACCAAGCCAACACCATTTAAAAATAAATGGGTAAGCTATATTGAAAAAGAGTTCGATAAGAGAGAACAAGGTATATGGTTTATGAACAATGGAGTTCCTACCTACATAACAGGCTCACACTATATGTACTTACAATGGGCAAGTATAGATGTTGGATATCCTGACTTCAGGGAGGCAAACAGAATTTTTTATATTTTTTGGGAGGCTTGTAAGGCAGACCATAGAAGTTTTGGCATGAGTTACTTAAAGATTCGTAGGTCCGGATTTTCTTTTATGACTTCTTCTGAATGTATTAATATAGGCACGCTCGCTCGTGACTCTCGTGTGGGTATACTATCTAAGACCGGAGCAGATGCAAGGAAAATGTTTACAGACAAGGTAGTTCCTATTAACACTAGGCTACCATTCTTTTTCAAGCCTGTAATGGATGGTATGGACAAACCTAAAACAGAATTAGCTTTCAGGGTCCCTGCAACAAAGATTACAAAGAAGAATATGCTTGAGTCAGATGACGAAGCTATTGATGGTCTTGATACGTCCATAGATTGGAAGAATACAGAAGACAACTCTTATGATGGTGAGAAGTTATTATTCTTGGCTCATGATGAGAGTGCAAAATGGACAAAGCCTGCAAACATTAAAGAAAATTGGCGTGTAACTAAAACGTGTTTAAGGTTAGGTTCTAAAATTATTGGCAAGTGTATGATGGGTTCTACTTCTAATGCGTTAAGTAAAGGTGGTCAGAACTATAAAGATATTTACGAGGACTCAAATGTATTGAATAGGAATGCAAATGGTCAAACTAAAAGTGGACTATATTCATTATTCATTCCAATGGAATGGAATATGGAAGGCTTTATAGACTTATATGGTATGCCTGTTTTCCATAAACCTGAAAAACCTATTAAGAGTGTTGATGGTGGAATGATTACAAGTGGTGCTATAGATTATTGGCAGAACGAGGTAGAGTCTCTTAGAAATGATGCAGATGGTCTTAATGAATTTTATAGACAGTTTCCAAGGACAGAGTCTCATGCGTTTAGAGATGAAAGTAAAGAGTCTATATTTAATTTAACAAAAATATACCAACAGATTGATTATAATGACTCAATGATTAAAGAACACTATACAACTAGGGGTTCTTTTCATTGGAAAGATGGCATAAAAGATAGTACAGTTATTTGGACACCTGATAGTAGGGGTAGATTTAATTTGTCTTGGATACCAAAGAAAAATTTACAAAATAATGTCCTTACTAGGAATGGATTAAAATTTCCGGGCAATGAACACCTAGGTTCTTTTGGCTGCGATTCATATGATATATCAGCAGTTGTTGGAGGAAGGGGTTCAAATGGTTCGCTACATGGACTAACTAAATTCCATATGGACGAGGCTCCGGTGAACGAGTTCTTTTTAGAATATGTAGCAAGACCACAGACAGCAGAGATATTCTTTGAAGAAGTTTTAATGGCTTGTGTATTTTATGGTATGCCAATACTAATAGAAAACAATAAGCCTAGGCTTTTATATCATATGAAGAACAGGGGATATAGAGGGTTTTGTTTAAATAGACCTGACAAGCAGTATGCTAAGTTATCAAAGACAGAAAGAGAACTAGGGGGAATACCTAACTCATCTGAAGATGTGAAACAATCACACGCATCTGCAATTGAATCTTATATAGAAAGATATATAGGAATTGATATGACCTCAACGTATAGAAATAGTGACGAAATGGGTACAATGCCTTTCACTAGGACATTAGAAGATTGGGCTAAGTTTGATATAAATGATAGGACCAAGTTTGATGCGTCAATTAGTTCAGGACTAGCTATAATGGCTAACCAAAAACATTTATATGTACCTGAAAAAAAAGAATCGAAAATAAGTATTAACTTTGCTCGGTATAGTAACAACGGTAACACAAGCGAATTGATTAAATGAAGAATGTATTAATAGATATAACCTCAACTGTTTTTCCTAGTCAGCTAACAACTGATGCAGAAAAAGCAACTGAAACTTATGGAGCGCAGGTAGGTAAAGCTATTCAATATGAATGGTTTAGAAAGGATGGTAACTCATGCAGGTACTATAGCCAATGGAGAGAATTTCATAGGCTTAGATTATATGCAAGAGGAGAGCAGTCTGTTGCAAAATATAAGAACGAGTTGGCTATAGATGGGGACTTATCATATTTAAATATTGATTGGACACCGGTTCCAATCCTTCCTAAGTTTGTGGACATTGTTGT